TCAAAGTGGTTGCCCGTATTTTTTACCAATTTGAACGAGGCACACCGTAAGGAGTAAATTATGGCTACAGTAAAAGGGTATAACGGGTCTCTCAGAGATTCATCTGGAAATTTAATTGGGGAGCTGACCAGCTTCACCTTGAACATTACTCAGAACACAGAACAGCATAATGCTTTCGGTGATGAGTGGATAGATACCACAGCCACTAGCAAGGGTTGGTCGGTAGATGGATCAGGCATGTATGATCCTGACGACACTTATCAGAACGCATTAGTGGATGAGGTTATCTCTGGCGACTCAAGCTACAGCATTGAGGTACGAGCAGAAGGTGATACAACCGGAGACGAGAACTTTTCTGGCACTATCATCATGGGCGATGTATCAATTGAAGCGGCTAGTGATGGGGCGATTGGTTTCTCATTCTCTGGTCAAGGGCATGGTGCATTAACCAAGAGTACAGTTGCTTAATGGCTTTCAAGGCGATAGATAGAACGGAGACTCTACAGGTTGTATCTGTAGATGATCCGGCTATCGATAAAGAGCAGTCTGATATTGATGCGTATAAAGATTCGCACGATATGAAGGATATAACCTTTATTGACGGGGAAGAACCTACAGTATTTGAGATCGGCACAATATCCTTTATGAAGTTTGCAGAGATCAAGGACAGGCATATCTCTTTTGACCTTGGCTCAGATGGTCAGGAGATTAAGACAAATCTTTTTGGATTGACTGCTGACGCACTTCGTTATTCGCTAAAGAAAGCAGATAACCTTCCCTTCAAGCTAAAGATTGAAAGGGGTAGATTATCAGATACCACAATGGATAAGCTGGCAAGGCTAGGTATTGTGGAAGAGTTAGGCAATATAGCCTTGAACCTCAATGGTTTTGGAGATGATGACGAAAAAAAGTCCTAGGGGCTGTACTCCAGACTCATCTCCAGTACGATTGCAGGAAGTGTACTGACCATGATAAAGAGGTAAGAGGTTGCGGTTATAAGGCATCTGTAGTGGTTATGGCTCATGGAGTCAAGGGACATACGACTAGATGCCCTGTTATAGATTCAAACGAGATGGGAGACTATTTCAGAATCTATCAGTATTGGCAGAAAGGGCGGTTTCCCAATAAGGGAACATGGGCTGAACAACCTTACAGGTTAGTAATGATAATGGAGGCTATTGATGGCATTGTCGAACAAACAAATCGAAATCCTGATTAGTGCTAGAGACAAGGCGACAAAGGTTCTCCGAGGTGTCAAGAAAGCCTTCAAGAAGCTCGCTAAATCAGCAAAGAATGTAGGCAAAGGTATAGGGGGAGTATTCAAAAAACTCTCTGGAGTCCTGTTTAATTTCAAAACATCTCTGATCGCTCTTGCTGGTGCAGGAGGGTTCGGGATGCTTGCGAAAGGCATCATAGATACAGGCATTGAATTTGAGAACTATAAAGCTACTCTCAAGACTGTTCTAGGCTCGCAAGAGAAAGCTAACAAGTCATTCGAGTGGTTAGAAAAGTTTGCATCATCCACTCCTTTTGCGATTAACGAGCTGACAGAATCATTTGTAAAATTAGCCGCCTACGGTATAGACGGGACTAAATCACTCAAGACTCTAGGTGATGCCGCTAGTGCTATGGGTAAACCCATTATGCAAGCAGTAGAGGCTATGGCTGATGCTCAGACAGGCGAGTTTGAGCGAATGAAAGAGTTTGGCATCAAGGCGGTTCAGATTACCAAAGCCAACGCTTCCCGTATGGGGGCAAGTCTTGAGGAAGTAGGCAAGACCGCTCTCTCATTTACTGACAAGATGGGTAAGGAGCAATTCAAGATTATTGATCGTAATAATCGAGAGATGGTTACAAATACCATTCAAGCTATCTGGAATGAGAAGTATCAGGGTGCTATGGAAGAGAGATCAAAAACCCTCGGAGGCATCCTTTCCAACATGGGCGATAGGTGGGTTAAGTTCAAATCATCTGTTGCTGACAACATCCTGCCCTTGCTATCCAAAAGGCTTAAACAGTTTGGTGATGTAGTAGATGAGTATTTCCTAAACTCAGGAGGAGCGGCAGAGGGTTGGGAGAAGTTAATCTCCAACGTGATGAAGAATGGTGTTGAATATATAACGGGCTTTGGTGCTGGATTAGTACAGCTTGCCTATGATTCTGGTATTGCTTTCAAGGGCATGGAGAATGACAGCGAGTCATGGCAGAAGCTAGGTAGAAAGCATGTTAAGTTCTTGAAAGCGAAATATAAAGAGTTCAAGGAGTGGATGGACACGAACGGGAAAAGTATGTGGAATGAGGTTAAGGCTGGCGCAAAATCTATCTTGGACGTATTCCGTACTATCGCTAGAGCCATCAATGGCGTAATTAGTGCATATCGTTCACTTCAAAGGTTCGGCAAAAATATAGGAATCGGGGCGGCAGAGATGGTTGGTCAAGGATCAACTGCACAGACATTAAGGGCTGGTGGCTTATCTTATTCGCAGGGTCGTTATCCCATCAATCAGGATGTTGTGGATCGCACTACTGATACTCAAGAGCCAGTAACGGTCAACAATATCTATACTTCAAACAATAGACAGAGCGTAGATAGAGCCACAGAGAGCCGAGGCAGTATGTCTCCGCAATATGGGAGTAGTGGCTATAGTCCAGGAGCAATGTTACCAATGGGGTATGGAAAATGAGATTTGATTACCCTACATCTGCAAGCCCTACTACTTCGTATATATTTACGAATGATCCAGAAGCACCTTATGAGAAGCAGGTTGTTAAGCACAATTCAGAGGTACAGATGGAGGATGGTTCGGTATACGTTTATTCCAGAAGCGTTACCAATTATCGCTATGTGATTGCATCTGTAGTGCTGACAAGCCAGACTGAGAGAGATAACTTGGAGTCATTTTTTGATTCGACCGTAAATGGATCACAAAAAACCTTCACTTTTACTGACCCATATAGTGATACAGCCACGGTTAGATTCAGCGGACAACTCAAGATAGTGGAGATATATAAGGATGCCTTGTATAGAGCATCATTCGTTCTCTTGGAGACTTCGTGAAAACCTTTGGATCAGGATTTACCACTAAGCTAACAGCGGGAACATTCAATCCTGTTGTTTTTTGCGAGTATTCTCTGGTCACTTATGTCTCAGGGGCAACACCCAATACGGGCTCTCAGACTACCACAGTGTACCGCTGGAGTGAGCGAGGCATTACCTATGGTGGTAACTCATACGAGGGGAGGATCGTTGACATAACGCCTCTGGAGGAGATTCTGGACGATTCTAGGCAGGTATTCGGTGAGATGGGGATGAGGGTAGCAAATTCACCCACCAATCTTGTCTCCACCATACAGTCAGGTATGAAGATGGTCGTCTATCTTGGCTTTGAGGATTCAATCGGAGCAGGAACAGTTACAGATGCCGAGGCTTTATTCACTGGAACAGTGGAAGGGGATATTGATATCACAGAGGATTCTGTCTCGTTCAATCTTCAAGATATTGCCTACAGCTATGACAGACAGATTCCGAATCAGATAACTGACGTTCTATACCCTGGAGCTGGCAGGGAGGATATTGGTATGCCAATTCCTATTATCTGCGGAAGAACTAAAGACCATTTCTGCCGATCAATTATGGGTGGATTTACTACATTTCTTGCTAAAAATATATCTCCAACGTGGAGTTATACATGGATTATGACGCAAGATAATGAGCGTGGTAAATTTAAGCAGACTACAGATCAGCTTCTATCATCTACTGCTGGTGGCGATTGGTACGCTTATGAATATGACACTACATTAGGATTAAATGCTACTTGTAGCACTTCTGCAACAGGACTGGTTGTCACTCCGGTTAAGGGTAGTTATATTGAGCGTGTATTTAGAACTAATACGCTAACTTGGGATTTACCGTTTACCGCTCTGCACTATAGCGAGATTCTTGTTGCAGTATCTTCATGGAGTGCTGGCTACTTTTATATCGATGGTGACTTTGTAAACCATGACAACCCTAAAGATAACTTTGGTTATCATGATTTTGAAGGCACGAAAGTTAGATATGCTCTTGAGAATGATTATTATCATACCTTCACACTAAAAACGAATGATGCACCTGCACATTCATTGGATATAGTCGTATCTCCAGACTTTGACGGAACGATAGAGCTGTACCGAATAGCAGAGTGGGAGCAAGATTCAGCAGATAACTATATCTATGTCACCGATGATGTATCACATTGGTATAGGGGGAATGTAACCACTAATGGCACAACTAATGCCAGCGAATTGAGTCTGCCGATTGTTATTGAGCATACAGTGTATGATGTCGATACTACCTATTTTGCTGGATTAGATCGGGGGGCAAAGGTTAAAGCCTCTTTTAATGCTACAGCGATGGAGCATATAACTTCGGGTACTTCGATTACGTTTAACCCACCATCTAACTCCGGAGAAATTGTCTTCATCCACGACTCTCAAACTATCGAGGGATTCGTTAGTGGATGGGCGAGTGGTTTTTCAGTTGGTGATTATGTAGCTATCTATAACGGCAAGATTGCTGACTTTGAAAACAACCCCACAACGAGTGTCGATGAAGGTGGTATTTCAACTATCACTGATGCAGAGATAACCAATTCATTAGCCAAGATTACAGCAATATCTGGTGATGTTGTTACGGTTGATACATACTTGTACGAAGATTATCCAGTAGTCTCAGAAAGCACAGAGCTTGTGACTATCTCTTGCCCATTTGACTGTAGGATCACAGCATCTTATACTGATTTTACTTCCGATTATTCTGTCGGGATGTATATCAAGGTCAGTGATACAGACTACAATGACGGTCTTTATACAATCACAGATGTTGTTAGTGATGGCATGGGCGGAAGTTATATTGAAGTAATCGAACAGCTTACATCAGAGATGTATGTGCCAGCTACGCTAGAGGGTTGGAGCGGTTTAACAACGCTTGCCCTTCACGATATGTTTACTTACACCACAGCAACATATCCGCTCAATCTCTGGAAGCTAACCTTTGACAGTCCAATTCTCAATGCGTTCATTGCTGGCGATGTAGTTAAGCTGGAAGATGATAGTGAAGAAGTATTTGTTATTGCGGATCACGCAGTAGAGCGAATTAGTAATGTAAGGATCAATGGTATCCCGTTCTACAATACGGAAACGGATGAGTCATTAGTCTACAGACTCAGTAATACCAGCTATGCCAAAGATGGCAAAACAAGGGCGTATCTTTCAATCCCTAGCGAAGAGATAACCAATGTGGTTAGTCGAGCCTTGCAGATTGACGAGAGCAATAAGAGTGTACTAGATGACAGCTATACTGACGACACAATATCTGTAGCTGATCCTGGGCACTCCCATACTTCTGGCGGTTCTGCTACATATAACCATGAGCTAGAGATTCATTGGGGGATTGGTTTTCATTTTGCTACTGAGTTTGGTTATGATGTAAAGGTAATATCAGGAAGCTATAATCAAGTTGTTGGCGGTTTTAATAATCCGATTAGCAATCCGGTTAATTTTACTAGCTCATCTTCTGAGGTCACAGTCTCATTTGCCGCTACAGACTCAGCTTCAGTGCCGTGGCGATATTCAACGGTAGCCTTCAAGCGCACAGATAACTCCACTTTTGAAGTTGTCTATGATTACAAGAGCGGAGGAGCAAGCTACTCAAACTTCTCCCATGTGGCAGGGTATCCTGCACCCACAGGCGGCTCAGTTGTAGGCTCATCTCTTGCCGATGTAACAAAGTCAGGGGATGCAGATTCTAAGGGTGACAATGCCGATACTGGATACCTGTATTTCTCCACTCCGATCTCTGTGGCACAAGTACGATCTAATCTCAAAGTGACTTGTGACGTTGTTGGAAACCCTGACGGAACTACAGGCTATAAGATGCCTCACCATCAGATTAGAGACTTAATCAATCTGTACGCTCAGAACCCTATCAGCGGTACTGAGGGTGATGCTGATATTGTGGAGTTTGTAAACGAGTCTGCTATGGATACAGCTTTCTCTAAAGTTTGGAATACCCTAGATGGCTCTGAGACAGCCACAGATATTTATCCGACCATGAGGGAACTGGTACAGACCAATGCTACAGGAGCAACAAACCTATCTCCTAATGCTGACCTGAGCAATAGTCTGTTATCCTCATCTGTAGAAGCGATTGGCGAGATTGATCCTAAACTCTACAATGAGAAGGGCATACACGCTCTGGACTTTGCTATCAATTCCATGAACCGATTGAGAGAAGTTGTAGGAGAGATGCTACTGCAATCTAACATGGTTCTGGTCTGGCGTAATGGTATTGCTTATCTCAAATACTTAGGCGATACGCCCACAGCGGATGACACTCTAACCACTGG